ATCTGCACGGGCGGGACGCTCGCGCAGGCTGTCAACGAGGCGACGATGGGCAACAGCAATACGGTCTTTCTCACGGGCGTGCTCCTCACGTTGACGGTCGATTGTTGCTCTCAGCTCTGCCTCGGTCTCCAGGCGCCGCTCCAGTGCTTGCGCCGTCGCGCGGGCGGTCGCTGCGCGCTCCCGGCTCCACTCGGCGGTCACGGCCGCTGCGCCGTTCGCGTGTCCAGTCCGGTAGGCCAGAACACCCACGGCCGCGCAGGCAAGAACCGTCGCAGCCGCCCACACGAGAACAGCCTTCGTCCTCGTGGTCCATGTAGCGATCCAGTTCCACACGCTCACTCCCAGGCATCCCGCACGTAGCTCGCCGTGATCGACGCGGCGTACCAAATCAGCAGCGCCAGCACCACCGGCGCAATGACCACCAACGAAAGCAAATCGACCAGGCGCTTCATGGCTCTCCTTTGCACTTGCGCTGACGCTCAAGGCTGCGCAGCCACACCCCATAGCAGCCGTTCGACCGGATGGAGCAGTCGCGGCCAGCCACGTACTTCCATTTCAGGTAGGCATCGCAGGCCTCGTCGTACCGCTGGGCGTTGGTCAGTCGCACCACGGACGAGTTGCAGGTGGCCGCTGCACCGTATTGGTAGGCGTGATCGACCAGCGTGTCGTACTCGTACTGGGTCAGCGGCGCCGTCACACACTGCTTGAGGCGGCTTTCGTCCTTGGCGATGTGGGCGTAGCTGCGGGCCACCGCTTTCGGCGGCGTGATCGTGTCACCCATCTGCACCGGCGTGCCATCGTCCCGGAAGGTGGAGCCGAACCCGACCGTCGGTCGGTCGCCCTGCACGGGGATCACGGCCCGGTCGGTGTAGCCCTCCTGCGTCACCAGGCCGACAAAGCCTGCCGCAGACAGGCTTAGGGCAGCGATGGCGATGCGCGGGTGCCGCATCAGATCAACCCGACCTTGGCGGCCACAAACATCGCGGCCAGGCCAGCGCCAGCCCACACCGCATTCATCATCCACTCACTGCTCTTGGCTTGAAGCGGCTCGGCGATCTCCAGCTTGCGCAGCCGCCCGTCCAGCTTCTCAATCGCATCGCCCAGGCGCTCCAGCGCCGACGATGTGGCGGACTGGCGCTCCTCGACCAGAGCCAGGCGCGTGAGAGCGTCGGCCATCTTCGCCATGCTGGCCTCCATCTTGTCTACCGATTCACGGATGCGCAGCATGTGGTGGGTAAGTCGCTCAATGCGAACCGCCTCGTTGTGCTCATCGGCAATGGAGTGCAGGTCATCGTTGGTCATGCTTCGTCAGAGGCTTTGGGTTTTGAATCCTGGGCTTGCATGGCGTCCAGCCGGGCCTGCATGGCTGCGATGCGCTCGTCGCTGGCGGCCTTGATCTCGGCAATGCGCACCTGGGTGTCGGCGTTGATGCGTGCGGCCTCCAGGGTGGCATCGGCATCCGAACGGATCTGCATCGTCCGGTTGGCCAGTTCGCCCTGCGCCTTGCGTAACTGCTCGGTCAGGCGCTCGATCTCCTGGTCGGCCTGCGCGCGAACCTGCATCACGGCCTGCTGCGCCTGCTGCGCGGCCTGATCCGGCCCGCCGTCGCCCGCCATCGCGGCCTGCGCCTCGGCTTCCAGCTTCATGGCCCTGGCAGTCAATTCACGAACCTTGGCCTGCTGCTCCTGCAAGGCCAGCATGGCCTGCTGCCGCTGCATTTCCAGCGCCTCGGCCTGGGCCTGCATCTGCTGCTGGGCCTGCTGGGCTTCCTCGGGCGTCATCGGCTTGTTCGGGTCGCGCTCGCCGGTGAGCTTGCGGATCGCGTCGGCCACCTCGTCCTTGTTCGGCAGGTCAGAAAAGTCCATGGCGATCGTCATCAGACGCAGCGCCACCTCGGGCGGCAGGCGGTTGGCCAGTTGGTTGAGCGCATCGAACATCACCTGGCGCATGGTCCCGGCGTAGTCCGCCTCGGACACGATGAAGTCCGCCATGCTGGCCGTGATGTCGTTGATGAAGCGCACCGATCCATCGGCCTGCATCTCCGGCTGGTTGATGCGCACCCAGTCGATCGCGCCCTTGGCGCCGGTCAGGCGCACGACCTTTTCCTCGGTGTAGAACTGCTCGACCAGGGAAAGCTGCTTCTCGCCCTGAATCTGCACCGCCAGGCGCAGGTTGTCGAACGGCTCCGTGGTGACGACCGAACCCTGAAGCTGGCGGGCCTTGATCGCCTCGCCAGAGACGGCGTTGGTCTGGCGGCCCAGGTTCTCCTGACTCACGCCGGCCGACTTCTGGATGTTCTGGGCATCCAGCGTCATCATCTGGATCTGGCCGGTGGCCGCGTCCGTATCGCGGCGGATCAACAGCTCCTTGCCCTGCTTCTTGATGATGAGCCCGTCCGGCCGGTCGGCCTCGTCGCGCAGCAGGTTCCAGTCGTTCGTCGCGCCCTCGTCCGCGATGATCTGGTTGGTGTTCAGCATGAACAGCGCCTTGGATGCGCGCTTGTTCAGATCCTGCTGGATGTCGCGCACGCGGCGGATCACGCCGTAGGGCATGCGGTCACGGCCGCGGCGGTAGCACCAGACCGGCGTGAGCGTGAAGCGGTTGTGGCGGAACACGCTCGGCCCCATGGCCAGCAGGTGGCTCTCGGTCATCACCGCCACATGCACGCGCATTACCACCTTGTCGATGATGGTGCCGCCGTGCTGGTTCAGGGCGTTGACCAGCGCGCCGTCGCGCTCGTCAAAGAAAGCGCCCTTGAGCGGGCCGGCCGCCACGATCTTGACCTTGACCGGCTTGCGGTACTGCGCCTCGATGAGCTTCACCCGGCGGCGCTGGGCGTCCACCATCATGGCCGAGCCACCGGCGCGCAGCACGCCATGCTTGGCGCCGGACAGCAGTTCGTCGGACGTCACCCACTCGGTTTCGTCGTCCCAGTCAGCCGGGCCGGCGTGCCGGGCGTCCTCCACCGCGCGCCGGATCACATCCTCGCGGTCGGGGAACATCATCACCGCGATATCCTCGTCCACCCAGCGCCAGCGGAACAGGTAGCGCGCGTCGCTCAGGTCGTGCTCGTAGGATGCCGAGTCCCACAGCACGTTGCGCCAGTCCTCGTAGCGGTTGTAGATGATGTCCTGGGTCGGGTCATCACGCACACCGTCGTCGATCCAGCCCACGCCCACCTTGACGGCATCGGCGAAGGCCCGGCTCCGGTTGAACGGCACGCGGTTGATGTCGGAGACGAACTTCAGGACCTTGGTCTTGGTGTCCGCCAGTTCCACGTCGTCCTCGGTGCGCGGCATGACGCGCCAGTCCACGCGCGTGCGGCGCTCGGTGCCGATCAGCCAGTCCACCATCGGCGCCACCTCGTTAAACACCAGCGGCATCTGGCCGCGGTCGCGCAGCACCTGGGCGTCCTCGGGGTCCCACTGGATGCCGTCGTAGAAGTCCGCGTCGATGGCCATTTCCAGGCGATTCGCGGCCTGCTTGTCCTTCTCGTGGTAGTACCACTCCAGCAGTTGGCGCAGTTCCTTGCGCGCCTCCGGGCCGTCGAGCGGATGGCCGCCGACCGTGGCCAGTTCGCCGCGCTCGACCGGATCGTCCAGGAAGTTGTCGCCCGGCCCCTGGTGCCGGCTGCGCACGTCGAACTCAGCCATGGCCCTGCTCCTGCTGCTCCAGGCGATCGACCACCAGTTGCGCATATCCGCAGACATCAGCCCAGTGGTCGATGTGGTTCGGGTTGCCGCTCAGCGTTCGCGCCAGCTTGTGCACGATCATGTCGGCGGCCTCCTTCATGTCGTCGGCCAGGAGCTCCCACCCCAGCGAATCGCGCATGGCGCGCTTCATGGCCTGGCACACGCGCGCATGGTCAGTCAGGCGGCCGTGCTGATTGCGGCGCTCGTTCAGGATGGCGCGCACGTCAGGCATACGTGGCGCCTCCGTCCTTCTCGATGCGGATGTCCTGCTCCGCGATGGTCTGGCCATCGGCGCGCAGCTCCATGCGGCCAAAGCTGCCGCGGTAGTGCTCCGGCCCGGGCGCGCTCGGCATGCTGATCAAGTCCGGCAGGCCGTCGATGATGATGGAGGCCACCCGCTGGCAGTTCCAGGGCGTCGGCTCGATGCCCAGCACCTCGCACGCCGTCGTGCTCTTGCGGATCACCTCGCCGATGTTGCGCGGGTCGCTGTCGTCCCAGGTGTAGGCCGCCGACTCAAGCACGCAGTACCAGGGGGCGCCCGGCCGGTAGCGGGGGATCAAGACCAGCGCGCGCTCGTCGTTGATCCAGGTGTAGATCGCCACCAGGTCGCCGTGGTGGCGGACCAGGTGGGCTTTTCGGGTGTCGAGTGTGGCCGGCATGCCGGCGACAGTGCCATGCTTGCCACGGATTTCAGACGGCCATCGCAGACCC